CCAGATTACACAGGTGAGAAATTAGAACCTATTTGGGAAACCTTTGAAGATACTTCTGTTATAGAGAGATTTGGATTTACTAAAGAGGAATTAGAGTAAGTCTTTTTTTAACAAACAAACAAAAAAACTAACATGACAATAATACTTATAATTATATTTTTTATAATCGGAATTTATTTAGGTTGGAAAAAATCAAATCTTATAAATGAGTTCATAGAACACTTTAAATCAATTTACAAAAAGGACTTATAATGGAGCCAACTTACTTTACAACTTTTGAAATAATTTTTTACATAAATTTTGTTTTAACAATATTTATAGTTTGGAAACTAACAAGATAACAAACAAAAAGGAGACAATATGTTTACACCTAAATTTGAAATTCCAACTTACGAGGAAGTTAAAAAGACTTCTGAAAATTTTGTAAGTCAGGTTCAAAAATTTTGGGCAGATGCTTTCAAAGACTATACAAAGTCTATTGAAACATTTTTTCAAAATAACAAGAAGTAAAACTAACAACTAACAATCAGGAACACTAATGGCTAAAAAGGAGAAGTCTGTTTCTGAACTTTTAGAACAAGTACAAGACATACTTGCAGAAGTTCAAGACAAAGTTAGTGAAAATGACTCGGATTGGTCTGATGAAGACGAAGACGAGAATGAAGACGAAGAGTAATCATTAATGTCATTTTAGCTCCGCTTATGAAGAAAAAAACTAGTAAGAGCTTTCACAAATACGAAAAACAACATTTAGAAAAATCGCACTTTGATATTTTAATTTCTGAAATAAGAAATTTAAAAAAAGATGTTGAGGAGTTAAAAGTTTTTATGAATAAATCTAAGGGAACATTAGCAGTAATAATTTTTATTTCTGGCTTAGTTGCAACAATAGTTATGATTTTAGATTATTTTAAAAAATAATTAAATGGTTAAAAAAATATATCAGAACCCAAAAGGTGGTTTAAATGAAGCTGGTCGTCAATTTTACAAAAGAACTACAGGAGCTAATCTTAAAATACCTTTAAAGTCAGGAGTAAATCCTAGACGAGTTTCATTTGCAGGAAGATTTGCTGGAATGAAGGGGGCAATGAAAGATGAAAAAGGCAATCCAACAAGGTTGGCTTTAGCACTCCGAAAATGGGGCTTTCGCTCTAAAGAAAGTGCGAGAGCTTTTGCAAACAAACATAAACAAAAATAATAACATGAAAAAAAAAGGATTATACGCAAATATTAATCGTAGGAAAAAATTAGGAATATCAAGAAGTAAAAAGAAATCTACAATAAGTCCTGAAGCATACAAAAATATGCAAGAAGGATTTCCTAAAAAATAATGTCAGAAAAGTTAAAAGAGTTACATGAAAAACTTTGCGAAGTATTATTAGAGAAGATTAAATCTCCTGATGTTACTGCAAGTGAATTAAATGTGGCTAGACAACTTTTAAAGGATAATGGGATAGATGCTATTCCAGTGGAAGGCAGTCCACTTAAATCTTTATTAGATGAACTGCCATTTAAAGAGACTATTAAATTAGCTAATTAGTTATATTTCTAGACCTCTTTGACCACTCTAAAATTATGTTAAATGAAAAATTAAAAGATTTTAGAAATTTTTTATATTTAACTTGGAAGCATCTTAATCTTCCTGAACCAACTAAAATTCAGTACGACATTGCAAAATACATTGCGACAGGTTCTCAAAGAACTATTGTCAGTGCTTTTAGAGGAGTAGGTAAAAGTTGGATAACTTCAGCTTTTGTATTGTGGAAACTACTTTTAAACCCACAACTAAATATCTTAGTTGTTTCTGCATCTAAAAATAGAGCAGATGATTTTAGTACGTTTTGTCTACGTTTATTGTCAGAAATGTCAATATTACAGCACCTTTTTCCAAAGGATAATCAAAGACAAAGTAAGATAAGTTTTGATGTAGCACCAGCAGGAGCTTCCCATCAACCTTCTGTTAAAAGTTTAGGAATTACAAGTCAGCTTACAGGTTCAAGAGCAGACATTGTTGTTGCAGACGATATTGAAACTTCAGGAAATACTCAAACACAGTTTATGAGAGATAAACTTTCTGAAGCTATAAAAGAGTTTGAAGCTATTATCAAACCTGAAGATACCTCTAGAATTATATTTTTAGGAACACCACAGAACGAATTTAGTATTTATAATAAACTTCAAGAAAGAGGTTATAAGATAAGATATTGGTGTGCTAGATATCCAACTGAAACACAGTTAAAATCTTATGGTTCTAATTTAGCTCCAATTATTTCTAATACTTGGAACTCTGATTTAGTTGGTAAAGCAACTGACCCATTAAGATTTGATGAACAAGATTTACTTGAAAGAGAAGCAAGTTACGGAAGACTTGGTTTTAATTTACAATTTCAATTAGACACAACTCTATCTGACTTAAATAAATATCCATTAAAGTTATCAGACTTTTCAGTAATGACTTTAAATCAAGAGAAAGCTCCACAGAAAGTTATTTGGGCTTCTTCTCCTGAATTAAAATATAATGATATTCCTTGTGTAGGTTTGCAAGGTGATGGCTTCTATAGACCTATGCAAGTTCAAGGAGATTGGATTGATTACACAGGTTGTGTGATGAGTATTGACCCAAGTGGAAAAGGTAAAGATGAAACTGCTTATGCGGTTACTAAATTCTTAAATGGAAATATTTATTTAATTGATGTTGGTGGATTTAATGCAGGTTACACAGAATATGTTTTAGATAAATTAACTCAAATAGCTAAAAAGAATAAAGTTAATAAAATATTAATTGAAGATAACTTTGGTCAAGGAATGTTTGAAGCATTACTCAAACCTTATCTAATAAAAGATTATCCTTGTTCTACAGAATTAATTAGACAAACTTCAAATAAGCATAGAAGAATTTTAGACACATTAGAACCTTTGATGTCTCAACATAGGATAATTATAGATACAAATGTTATTAGAAAAGATTATGAAACTACAAATGATTTGTATTCTGCTGAACAAGCATTGAGGTATCAATTATTTTATCAGATAAGCAGATTACAAATTGGAGTTAATAATTTAATAGTAGATGACAGAATAGATGCTTTGCAAATGGCTTGTCATTACTGGTTACAGCAATTAGCAAAAGACCAAGATTTATCTTATAAGCAAAAGAAAGAAGAAGACTTTAATATACAATTAGAAAAATATTGGGGTATCAATTCTCATAATTCTAGTTGGATTAAATATTCATAAATTAAAATAACAGGGGTAGTAAGGTATGTACCAAAGGCAACTTGATAGCTCTAAATGCGTTTAAATCAAACTTTTTTGCTATGGAACTCCTAAAGTGCAACCTATTAATTAAAAAACACACACCTCATAAGACAACACAAGACCCAAACTCATTAAAAATTATAGGTCTATAGTTGAACTATAGTACCTTCTATAAGAAGTTTCATCTACTACCACTTCTTTAATTACAACTATAATTGAACTATAGTACAACTATAGTTCAACTATAGTAAAACTATAGTAAAACTATATTAAAACTATATTAAAACTATAGTACAACTATAGTACAACTATAGTTCTTACTATAAGAAGTAGTAGTAAGTAGTAACTATAGTACAACTATAGTTCAACTATAGTTCAAACTAAAGTATATACCAAGGGGAACTCACTGGAATTTACAGGAAGCTACAGGAAGCTACAGGGAGATATCTGAAACTAAACTAATATAAAGTCAAAAATGAAATGTACGAACAAGTTATTTATCTTAAAGCATTAGTTAATAAACAGCCAAAATTTACTGATACCCATGAATTTAAAATGAAGGTTAAATCACTTGCTAAAGATATTTATTTAGATGTTATTCCTAAGTCTACAGAACAGGACGACGAAGAAGGTAGAAAATTTATACTTAATAACATACATAATTTTTTAGAGTATGCTGTAGAGTATTCTTTAGCTGATAAATTTAATGATTTTTTCTTTTACTCTGAAAAATAATTTGGGGAAAAAATCTGACAACCTCACGCATATACGGAAAAATTTTTTTACCCCCTGTGCCATAAAAATATACAGGCACACACCCTATCTCTATTGCAAACACGTTTGCAGTAAAAATACAAATAGATAAGTAATATCAACAAATATTGGTAGTCTTACTGAATAGCACTACTCATTTTTATTAATATTTTATGAAAAAATATTTTATTCTAGTGTAGGTTGAAATTTTTTTTTAATTGCAATCATGTTATTCATTATCTGTTTTGATTGGTTGCACTATTAGATAATGAGAGCAAGGATATGATTGATGAATAAAAAGATAAAAGAAAACGAAGTTGCTTTAAACTACAAAGATAGAAAAGAGCCAGACTTTGTTGTTAAAATACCAACCACTGGTAACAAAGAACCAGTTATTACAGAAATATATAAAGCTAAAGTTGGTGGCTTACTTGATGTTAATACAGCAACTAATTCAATACCACTTACAGTAACATATAATCCTTTTTCATTTTCTTCTATTCGTCAATTAGCTGGTAGAGCTATTCGCACAGGCACATTACTTGGCGGAACAAGTAATCGCTTTCCATTAAGAAGTAGTAGAGAAACTACTAAATATGTAAATACTGTTATTAAAAAATTACTTGTCGCTGAAAAGGTACAACGACCTGCACAGCTTATTGAAAAATTTAAACAAAGCAATTTAGTTCGTTCTGAATTTACAGCACAACAAACTTATCTTGAAGCAGGTATGGTTTTAAAAAGATTAGGTATATCACCTAGAGAAATTTTATCTTTAATATGTGAAAGAATATTACAAAGAAAAGATTTAAAACAAAAGTATTTAAGTAGAAACTCACCATCATTGGAAGGTTTTGGCTCACCTGTTAAACTTGAAGGTCAAGCTGGTTATGAATTAATTTATCAATGGCATTTAATAGGTTTACAGAATTATCATAATTCAAAAAGAAATTGGAAAAGTAGACCACCTAAATATAAAAAGAAAAAGTTTTATATAAGTAATACGTTTAATGAATGGTGCATTAAATATGGTGTACCAAAGCCAAGCACTTACAGTTACTTCATAAAGTTTATAAATAATTTAGTTAAAGATTATAAAAAATTCTGTAGACAAAATAAAAAAGAAATTCTTCCTTTTATTTAATAATCGTAAGGTGAAAAAAATAATCACATATAAAAATATTATTTACACCTTAACTCTTTTTTTATTAAGCAATATCTAACATTTTTATTAGGTTAAGTTTATCATCATACAGGCAAGGTGAAAAAAATAATCGTATATAAAACTATTAATTACGATTTACACCCATTGAAAGTGAACACAATTAGTGCCAAATATTTTAGCAGTAAATAAAAATTATTTTTAACTGCAAGGAACAACTGATGATAAATAAAACAGAGATAGTAAACTCGCCTGATATAAATACTTTTTTTATTGTTGAAACAATTCGTTTAACTTTAAAAAGAGGTGGTTACATTTTCACTCATAATAAAATTTATAATCAAATAAAAAATTTACTATGACTGACATAACTAAATATAAAAGTATTGCGATACCTTTAAATACATACGAACAAATAACAAAGGTAGCTCAAAAAGGTTTTGATGTGCCAATGAGCAGGTCAAAAGCAGTTCAACATATATTTAATATTTGGACTGGTAACATAACACCTAAACCGAAACACAATGAAAACATTGTGTGGAAAACAAAAGGTAACAATGCAAGTAGTGATAAAAAGTAAAATGGAAAACTTAACTTACCCAAAAGTTGAAACGACTTATTTAAAAAATAAAGTCGGCAGACCAAGTAAGGATTTTAAGTTAGCCAATGAACAACAAAAACATTTTGGTCAGGAAGTAGTTATTTATGAAACTGCTGAAGACCAATTTGAATAATTAACTAGAGGACTGTGGCATAGCCACTAAACCCAGATGGATAAATATTTACAAATTAAATTTACAGATACAACTCAAAATAGAGCTATATCTGTTAAAATCACCAATAAAACACTAGTG